AGCCTCAATGGTGGCGCCAAACTCCTCGGCGGAAAGGAGATTCAAATATTTAATATCATCAGCGTATATAGGCGTTGGCTCAGCGCCTGAAGGACTTTCGGTTACCGCTGTAAGTCCATTCCAGGCGACACCGGTCGGATAAGTACCGCCAGTCCCCTGAGGGTAGAGCACGCCCTGTTTTACACCGGTTTCGTAAAAACGTTCACCGGTCTGGTCCCAAACAAGTTTAGACATGTTTTTGTCCTCCTTTTAAAAGTTTAGAATGAAAACGTCATGATTGAGGTTGTCTGATTCGAAGTGTCGATTAAATTGACAAGTGGGTAAAACCGCTACCTTGTAAACAATCGGACTATCAGGGTCCTCATCAATAACCGTTACAGAATATTTCCTCTGAGATAAATAAACCCCGTCATCTGCAAACGTATTCTCGATATCTTCGAGACCGTAAACAATGGCGGGGTATTTCATCTTTAGTGACTCAGGGGGTTGAAAATACACGTTTCGACTTCCGAGAATATTCTCGAATAGAGTCTGTAGTTCAAGCCTACTGGGCATTGTATACACCCCCTATAGTCAATATTAGCCTTGGGTACTGAACTTCAACATTTGTAATCTTCCATTTAGCACCCATAAACTCAACGTATCGCATCGAATGAAAATTCTCATTGGCAAACGGATCGGATACGATACTGATCTCATTTGCGACATTGATGTTGTCGTTGAGTTGATCGGTGGTTTGAAGTCTGCGAGTATTTCGAACAAGCTCACCGTAGTACATTCTCTCGGTAATCTGCTCCTTCCACACACCAGGAGTCGTTTCCACCGTTTCAGCGTAGCCAATTACTCCGTAAAATTTAGCCATTTTGAATTTTCTCCTTTGCTAAGTTAATTAACCCTGCGCTTCTTCGGTGGTAGATTCAATAGCGATTGCAGAGTAAGGTTTAATCAGAGCACCAGAGCAGCGAGTCTCAATCAAGTACTTCTGAGCATTGTAGTCAATGTCGAAGTCATCGAACATGTTAACCGCGCCGCCTTTATCAGCACCGATGTTGTAGTCGGTCAGATTGACGATAATACCCATGAGATTATAAGTCGTGCTTTCAACAGTTCTGCTAAGGTCTTCCATAACAGGAACGGTCACAATTTCCTTAACGCGTAGAGCAGTAGCTAATTTTGTAACGGAATCGTAGATAATACGTCCAGTTGTATCTTCCATCAGCAAGCAATCAGTCAGAACATCCTCAGTAGTATACAAAGTGGGTTCACCAGAACCTTTATAGTTCTTGCGGGATTTAATGGCTGCACGAATAAACGCCTTAGCCTTTTGGTCAGCTGTAGCATTAGCTGCAACAGTTACAGGAGCTTTAATGGTGTATAGATCAGCGTCGGTCCAAATAGGACGAATATTCTGCTCGTTGATTTTGTCATCGGAAGAACTCAGACGACCGTCGCCAACCAGAGCAGCACGTGCAATTTCCTCATCTAACATCACGCGCATCTCGGACTTAAGCCAAGCCACGACGTCAAAATCAGTGATGTCAACAACATCGTCACGATCCAGTTTCTGCTTCTTGTAGATAGTGGTCGGAGTGGTCGTACGTTTAAGTAAAGAGAATACTTCTTCCTTCTTAAGATTACCCTTGATGTAACCTTTAGCGCGGGCATCATCCTCGGTGATGTCAGCCAGGATGGATTTGATGCGGGAGAATGGAGTGTGGTGAACAGAATTCATAACTTTCTGAACCCAACCCATACTCTCTCTGGATAAATTGTGGGGTGTCAGTAACATTCTTAGCATCGGGGAACAGATAATCAATGTTCTCGATACCATGAGCCAAAACAGCATCCCTTAGGCTACCATAACGCTTAACATCGGCAAAGATGGCTTCCATATCAGAATGACTTAGAACATCCTTCTGATTGGTATCTTCCTTATCAAATACGTTGTGTTTCATAGTTTCATTTCCTCCTTTAGAATCTTCATTATTGTTATCTTCGGGTACTTCATTCTCTTCGAGAACCTGTCCGATCATTGCATAGACAACCGTTTTCTGCTTTTCATTGAGGGTATTAAAAACATCAGCAACGGTTTCCTCGTCTTCTTTCTTCTCGTTCTGTGGTTCCTCTTTCTTAGGATCTTCCTTATTTTCATCAGCCTGCTTATCATCGCTTGCGTGATGCAGAGAAATGTTCTCACCTGTATAAATGATGGCTTCCTCATCGGATTCCTCTCCGTGTCGAATTACGGCATCGATAAACGCGCCAGGGTTGGCTCCTGCCAGAACGAGACTGATTTCACGAATTGCACCATGAAGCACATTGGGACCCTGCTGCTTCAGCTGATTTGCATAGATGGACAGAGCAGACACGTCGCCATGCTCAACCAGAAGCTTGGCGTTCTTGCCAGATTCCGTTTCGTTGAACTTACAGTATGCGTAGACACCCTCATCACGATTCTCAAGCAGTGCGTGCCCAAGAACGTTCAGAGGGTCGTTATGCTGGTGATTCCATACCAGGGGAACCGTCTGCCCGTCATTATGTTTAAATGCATCTTTCATAATGGTTCTACCATCAGAGCACTTGAGATTGTTTCGGGTAGCCCAGCCACTAAAATCAAATTTATTCATTTTGAATTTTCCTCCTTCGATTTATTATTCGCCGTCTTAATCTTTTCTTCAGTCACATCGTTCACTGAGTCGGTTTTATCTTTTGACGGCTCACTCAGATTTTTATTCCTAAGCTCGTCCGCTTTCGGATCATCCGACGGTTTTATTCCGATGATCTGTCTGATTTCGTTCGACGTCATTATCTCGTTTCGAGTGAACTTGTCGGCAATTTCAGAAATCTCATTAACCGGAACAAGCTTGAACGGGTCTCTGAAGAATGAAATCGACTGCAATTGTGACCGAGCGGTTTTAGTTAGAAACTTTCGTTTCATCTCATCAACAATAGCCGAAAGAATAGGCTCAATTGTTCGGTTGTAGTAATTCAGCATTGTCTTGTCGTCCGCAGTACCATCTAAAATACTCTGAGTGATCCCCAACTGGCTGTATAGCATACTCGTTAGGTATTCAATCTGTTTCATTAGATTGTTCTCGACGGCACGATTCAACTGTGTGATATGCTCAGTACCATCGGTATAAGCAATACCATATTTAGAACCAGCCAATTGATCCTCTATGTCTTTACGCCGTTTTTCGGCCTGTTGACGCCTTGCTTCTGTCTTGATTACATATGGCAACTGAATGATCAAATCCAACTTACCAGAACTGCTCTGTTCGTCTACACTATCCAAAAGATTCAGTTTTCGAATGAGGCGCTGCATGGTTGAATTTGGTTCGTTCATAACTGCATAAAAAGGATTTTCAATGATGCCAACTGTACTCTTCGACACCAAAATGTCTTCTTTCAAGCCAGTATTTTCGTTGTAAACACGAACCTTGATATGCTTTGGGTACCAGTCCAAAATTTTACCGACTCGCATTGAATTAATGTCATAAGAACCAGTAGCATCGGGATTAAATGTCGTATCGACTGGAACAATAGCCACACTTCCTTCGTCCAGCATTGACATGACCACGTCCTGCATAAAGGCGCGGCTTGTTTGGTCAATGTTGGCTTCTACGGTGAGGCATCCGTTCAATCCTGAACCGATGACAGATAGGAAACGATCGTTCTCATCCAACCTTACATGCTGGGTACTAATTGAAGAAGCGTCCAACGCAAGCCGGTTATATACCGAGGTTACGATTGAACGATCGTTTCCACGTGTAAGTCTAGGTCTGTCGGGGCGATAAGAGTATCCAATTCCGACATCCTTGAAATATCTAGTAGGATCTTTATTGATAAACGCATTCCAAGCATGTTTCAGTCTGGAACCGAATGTCACCTCCATTTAGTCATCACCTCCTTTATATTAAATGTTGGTTAAGAAGATTAATAAGATTAATAAGCCGCACCAAGAGCAACTCTTCGCCAATTCTTATCGGCCGTTGTGTTGCCATCAAGGCATACGTACATATAAGTCTCGTCAACCATAATCTTCATACCGGAGGCGATTGTACCATCAACTCCACCACTTAAAGCGGTTGCATCGTCATCGAAAGCAACATTTGCCATCGTCTCGCTGATTTCGATAGCATTTCCAATTGTACCGGCAACATCGGCTGTCAAAAGAACGTCGTTACCATCGCCAGCAGAGGCGGTTACTCCAGAATTTGTGTTGGCATTAACCGCCGCGATCACAACCAAAGAAGTATTTGCGGCCGTGCAGTCTGTTCCTGAACCAAGTGTAGTGGCTGCAAAAACGTTGGTTTCGGCGGTAAACGTCTCTGTTGTGGGAATGGTATTTCCAACCGTGCCGCCAATCAATGCAGTAATTGTGCTGGCGTTATCAGCGAAAGCGGAAGCTGTAGCCGAAGCGTTTGCCGTATTGATTCCATCCGTGCCATTAATAGCAGCGATAATAGCATCCTGAGCTCCGGCCAAATCGGCACCAATAGAGATTTCGCCATCAGCGTTTGCCGTTCCGACGGGCACAAAGATATAGGTTTTGGAGCCGATCGTCAGCGTATCACCGCTCGTAGGCTGCGTATCAACAGTCAAGGTCCCAGATGCTTTAACTGTCTTGCTTGTGATGTCTACAGCGATGTTGCTCGCTGATGTCTTTGTCTGAGCCGCATCGGCAAGAAACTCATACGTATCGTCGCCAATTGTGAAAGTTTCGCCATCGATACAAACGCCGGTAATACCAAGCGTAGCGGTTGCAGCGACAGCATTGACGGGGGTACCGGTTTCTCCAACTACGCCGATAATTTCCTGAAGTTTATTTCCAAGACTAACTTCCGGGTTCAATGACCTTGATATGTTGTTAAGAGTCTTCAGTTCAGTAGCTGTTAAGTTATCCATAATTCATTCTCCTTTTCATTCAAATGCATCTTTGTTAAGTTTGTAAGCGATATAGGCATCCATCATAGCAGCGACAGCGTCGATCTTCTGTTCATATCGTTTCTTCAATAATTTACGGTTTCCATTCGTATCTTCCAGGGTTATGCAGTTACCCATAGCAAAAGTCATTAGTTCTTCATCAAATAAAAGCATCCGCTCCTCAGAAAGTTTCTTTAACTCTCCCAAAGGAACGGACTCTGTTTTTGCACCCTGTATAATTTTTTCAATACCAAACGGACCATTTTCTGATTCCCAGCGTTCAACAAATTCTTTTGCGTTGTATGGGTCAAATCCAAAACATCGGACATCATATCCGCATTCGTTTATATGATTATCCAAGTCCTCATAAACCAGCATCATATCGAGGACGGTTCCCTCAAGAACTATTAAACTTCCTTCATTCATAAACTGGTCATATTTTATTCTCATGGCCGCAGGTAGTTTCATTAGAGTCAGGGAAGATATGTAGTTTCGGGTTTTAACGCCAAAACAACCATTGGATAAAGGAAATAAAAATGTAAATGCGCAGAAATCGTCCCCTTGGGAAAGGTCACCGCCTAATGCACAAGGCATCTGCCAAAAATCTCGTTTTCTATGTGGAAGAGTTTCTTCGTAAGTGAAATAGTAAGTATAACCTTCCATAGGAATTCCGAAACGCTTTGCCAGAATATCATTTCTGGCTGCTGGGGCTTTTTCTGCTCTTTCAACTTCAAGCTGATAAGTCTCGTAGCTAACGGTCTTTCCTAGATTAGGATTGGCTTTCAGCCACATTTCCGGCATTGAAACCTCGTCAAGGGAATCAAGCTTATACCACCAAATCGAAACATGCGGGTTAATATAGTCACCTTTAAGAATGTCAGACAACTCCATTTTGATTGTATCGCCGCTTCCGTTTCGAACAGTACCTTCGGAACTCATAGCCACAATGAGATAATCGTCTACGTTTTTTGAAGCGCCCTGTTCAATCGCTCCAACGACGTCTTCCCGTATATCACACGAAAGCCATTCGTCAACCGTGGCGACCTTGTCGTGTCTGCCCTGGAGCTTGGCTATACTCATCGGCCTCACTTCAAGAATGGAACCGGTTAGAAAGTTTTGGATACCCAGTTTAGTCGAAGCCAGTTTAACTCTATTCGCTTTGGAACCCGTTGTGTTTTGAAGAGAGCCTTCTGTTAGGAAACGGAATAGGGGACCTCTGGATCTTATTATAGATGTCCTAATTGGACCCACTACCTCGTCGGCTTGTTTCATAGTTGGGGCTGTCGTAACTTGCTGTGTGGTTGATGTATCGACATTTATAAAGTAACTTTGAATAGTCGAACCATACATCGTCTTAGCTGCGCCTCTTCCAACAATAAGATACTGTTTATTGATCAAACGTTTCTTAATGGTCTTCTTAATGTAATGTCCACCATGTCCATCAGAATTTGGCTCATACACGCTTCTTTCAACAAAGTAGTACCATCCAAATAATTGCTCGCCCCATAGTTTAAAACTATCCAGCAAATGCAAATCGGAACCATCGGTTAAAGTTAGTTCGGCCTCGCAATATTTTATCCATCCTTCGACAGCTTGATCATCATAGTAAACTCCGGGATTAGCAATCAAATCGTCGATACGATTCATTTCCATTGAGATTTCTTTGCATACCGGAATTTCTCCTCGGATAACGGCATCTCTAAACATGCCGTAATATTTTGGAACGGCAGTGTTCGATAATGCCATAAATTATCCTCCTTATCCTTTTGTAACGATCTTCTTGATTTTTTCAGCATTGTTATAAAGGGTAAGAGCCGTAGTAGTAACAGCCGCAACAGTGGTTCCAGCTTTGATAATCTTTTGTGCGTACTCTTTTCCTTTACTAACACTGCCTTCGGATAATTGGGAATACTGTCGTTCCATCTGAAGACGGTTCACAACTTTTCTAAGTTCTTCATCGGACATAGATTTAGCGTCTTTGATTTTTGTTTGTTTAGATTCGCGTAATTTTTTATTAAATTCTTTATCTTTTTGTATGCTTTCTTTGATTGCTTCTTTCTTTGCTTTTTTAGCGTCTCTATTATATTGACTAAGAGTGTGTTTTTTAGGGGATTCGTTATTTTTTTTAATACTTTCTCTTACTGCTTCCTTTCCAGCTTTTTTTACATTTTTATTTGCTTGCCGAATTGTTACGTATCCGCTTTGCTCCGGGTTCCTTCGTGCACCCCATCTCATTCCTAAAATACCGTAATGGGCTAAATAATTATTATTCATTTTGGATTACCTCCTCTTCAGGTTCTATGGGGTCGGCTGCTACTTGAATTCTCCACTCAAGCTCAGAAGTCATTCGATTTGTAGACTCAATTACAGCAGAGCTAAGAGGTGGATCAAAGAGAAGTTTAACTTTCATATAAGTGTAAGACTTTACAAATTCCAATCTAGAATCGACAGGAATAAAATCCGTCCATGTGGCAACTTCATCTTCGATCAAAAAACCTTCGGAGGGACCGACACCAATCTGAGTTAAAATTGATAGCACAGAATTGATGTGCATAATAAGATCCGCGTCGAAGTGTGTATACTCTTCCGCAATTCCGAGCATCTTCTTAATTGACGTTAGTATGCTCTCCATAATAATTCTCCTTTTTTATTTGTGCCTCCATGGGCAAGTATCATTTTTGCTTCGTTCAATCGGTATTTGAATCAATAAACTTTCATCACCATAGTGAATCGCGTTATGAGTTGGGTGTGTGGTGGAGATTAAATATTCTGGATCTAATAGAAACTCGCTTCGAGTCTCGATATCTTTTGGTAGAATCGGATTCATATGATGGATGAATATC